TGGACCGGCGAGAAGTGGGGCACCAAGAGTGGAAAGAACTCTACTCAGGGAAAGAAGGCGACCGGCGAAAGATATTTGCCTAAGGCTGCCCGCGACGCTTTGAGTAAGAAGGAATACGCGGCTACCAGCAAGAAAAAACGCGCCGACACGGCGGCGGGTAAGCAGCACAGCGCCCAGCCAAAGAAGATAGCAAAGAAGACAGCAAGGCACAGGAAATGAAAAATTCGCGTGAAACACTATATGGCAAGGGCGATAACCGTCGTCCTGAAAACACTACTAAGTTTAATGAAGGTTTCGACAGAATTTTTGGAGACAAATCCAAGAAGGCAAAACGGGACGATAGACGAGTTGTTAGGGCTCAAAAGCGAGGCGCGAACAACAATGATTGAGATTGAGCTTAAAAGATTTTGTTATCACCCCGAGGGAACTCTGGGTGTGATTGAGTTTGCCGGAGAGACTTTCTACTCCATCGAACGCCCTTGGCTTGATAACGCACCCAACGTGTCCTGCATCCCTGTGGGGAACTACGACATGGGGTGGCGTGACTCTCCAAGGTTTGGTGAGACTTGGCATGTGCAAGAGGTGCAGGACAGAACCTACATCCTTATACATGCAGCCAACTTCCCTAAAGATGTTCAGGGATGCATTGGTCTGGGCACGGGGCTAATGGGGGATCGTATAGCCGTAAGCAATAGCCGCAAGGCGGTGGCTAGGTTTGAGGAGCTTACGAGGGACGTGGAGTGGACACTGATAGTAAAAAATGCTCAGTATGCGGCGATGAAAAACCTGTAAAGAATTTTAGCGGGAGAAGAAACACCTGTCATACCTGCAAGCATTTGATGAGCAGGGTGAGAGCTAGTGGGAGTCTGGAAGGATTTCTACAGATGCGATTAACATCGTTAAAACAGCGTCACAGGCAAAAAGAATACGAAGGTACTCCAGTATCACTTGAGTACTTAATTGGCTTATATGAGCAGCAACGAGGTATTTGCGCCATTTCCAACCTCCCTATGCACATAACAACAGATCAGTCTGATCTTTCTGTCAGCGTGGACAGAGTCGATATAACGCAAGGCTATGTCGAAGGCAATCTGAGGCTTGTTTGTGCCCGCATAAACTTAATGAGAAGCACTTTGGACGACCATGATTTCTTGTGGTGGTGCCGAGCTATGGTGAACAGCAGTGGAAATTGAAGAAGTAGCACGAAAATTAAAGGGTAATTTCCCTTTATACGCCAAGAACATGCTGAAAATTGTAACAAAAGAGGGTGAAAGCCGCCCATTTGTGTTGAATGCCGCCCAATTGCACGTCCATAAAATGCTTGAGCAGCAGCTAAAAGATCAGGGAAACATCCGCGCATTGGTGCTGAAAGCCCGCCAAACCGGAATATCTACATACACACAGGGCAGAAACTTCTGGAAAGTCACGCAAAATCGAAACGCTAACGCGTTTGTGCTTTCGCACCTTGCAGAGTCTACCAACGCTATCTTCAATATGGTCCGCTACTTTTATGACAACGTCCCGCATCAGGCATTTAAACCGCCGCTCGCTAGTCAGTCGGCGTCAACTCTCGTATTTGATGAGATCAACTCGCGATATCGGGTTGGCACCGCAAGGTCTACCCAGACAGGTCGAGGACAAACAAACAGATTCGTCCACGGATCAGAGGTTGCCTTCTACCCACAAGGATCAGACATAGTCGCGGGTCTCTTGCAGACCGTCGGCGGAAAGAACACTGAGGTGATTCTAGAGAGCACGGCTAATGGTGCCGGTGGTTGGTTCTACGATCAGGTCATGAAGTCTCTTCGGGGGGAGTCTGAGTGGATCACCTGCTTCATCCCATGGTTCTGGATGCCCGAGTACAGAAAAAAAGTTTCACCATACTTCGTAGCCACGCCAGAAGAGTATGAGCTGGCTCAAAAGTATGGATTGGACGATGCCCAACTTTCGTTCAGACGCGCAAAGCTAGACGAGCTGGGCGGTACAGACCTGTTTCGTCAGGAGTATCCAAGCACTCCGCTGGAGGCATTTCTTACCTCCGGTCGGTGCTTTGTTGAAGAGAGCGCAATATCCCAATGTGAAACTAATTGCTACACCGCAGACTTCAAGGGAGACATCGTCGATGGGACATTGATCGAACGTGAGCATGGCAACTATCAGGAGTGGTATCCACCGTCTCGAGAAGAGAACTATGTCATCGGTGTGGATGTTGCGGAGGGTCTCGCCTACGGCGACTATAGCTGTGCCCAAGTCCTTGATTCTCTTGGCAATCAGGTAGCGTGCTGGCACGGACACATCGATCCATTCGACTACGGCGCCCTAGTTGCAATGCTGGGAAAGCGATATAACACTGCATATATAGTGGTTGAGCGAAACAACCATGGTCTGGGCACGCTGCGTAAGATACAGGACTTGGGGTACTCCAACCTGTTCGTAGAGAGTTCTGTCGATGGTGCATATGGAGATCGCCTGACAAAGCGAGGCGGCTTCTTAACGACCAGTAAAACCAAGCCGCTGATTGTGGACAACCTTGCAGCCCTCTTAAGACAGGGTGAAAGTGGTGTGGCAGACATCGAGTTATTAAATGAGTTGCGAACGTATATCATTGATGATAAAGGGAGTTACAATTCTCAGAATGGATGTTATGATGACAGGGTGATGGCTTATGCCATTGCCTTGCATGGACTTGCTTCTATGCCGAGACCTCGGCACCGGACAATACAAAAACGATTTAAATCGCTTGATCCTGTGACGGGTTATTAATCTATGCATGATGCTGAATTTGATGAAGCAGAAGACGAGGTAGTTGAGAAGGAATCAGACGGTACGCAAGCCCAAAGCATGCAGAGTCTGGGGTCTCGCCTCGCCGGAACTTTTCAAGAATACAAAGACGCTCGTAAAGAAACAGAAAACGAGTGGCTAAAAGACTTGCGCCAGTATCAGGGTATCTATGAGCCTGATGTACTCGCACGTCTAAATGCAGCGTCTGGATCACGATCAAAAGTGTTTGTCGGCTTAACACGTACCAAGGTTATGGCGGCATATTCGAGAATTATCGACCTGCTGTTTCAGCATGGCGACATATTCTTCTCTGTAGACCCAACCCCAATCCCCCAGATTGATCCCTTGAAGGCGATGCAAATGCGCCAGATGGCTATGGATCAGATCATGCAAGCTAGCGGACAAGACCCGATGATGAATCAGGACTTGGTTGCTGCTCGGATGCAGGAGCTTGAGGGAGAGTTCGTAGAGCTTGAGCGGGAAGTGGCGAAGCAGGCTGCGGAATCAATGACAACTGATATAGAAGATCAGCTGGTTGAGACCAACGCAGAAATGAAGCTCAAGGAGAGCATGCTAGAGGCGTGTATCTTTGGCTCGGGTGCAGTTAAATCTGGCACCGTAAGAATTGACAAGAAGCAGTCTTACTCCAAGATGCTTGACCCTCAGACGGGCGAGCAAGCCTACGCTCTTAGCGTGGTTGAGACTGTTGCTCCTGAGGTAGAGAGCGTAAGCATCTTTGACCTTTACCCAGACCCATACTGTACGACGCTAGATGATTGCGACGGACTGTTCCGCCGCCATGTTCTGACTAGGCGACAGATGCGAGACCTCGCCGACCTGCCTCAATTTGATGGTGAGATGGTGAAGTACCTACTCAAGATTCACCGCAGCGGCAACCATACTGAAGAGGATCATGAGACCACCCGCAGAAGAATTGCTGGAATCCATGAGAACTCAGAATCAAATCGCTTCGTTGTTATGGAGTACTGGGGGACTGTAGACGGGTACGAGCTTGAGGAGCACGGCATAGAGCTGGACGAAGACGCTGACTTGTCAGACGACTACTCGGCTTGTGTTTGGATCTGCGACGGCAAAGTATTAAAGGTCATGTTGAATCCTATCGCTGGATACAAGATGCCTTACCACATCTTCCCTTATGAGCGCAGCCCGCACCAGTTCTGGGGTACAGGCGTACCTCGCATGATGCGCGACTCTCAAGGAACGATGAACACCGCAACCAGAATCTGGCTGGACAACATGGCGCTGTCGTCAGGTCCAATGGTTGAGGTAAACACAGACTTGCTTGCAGCAGGAGAAGACCCGACAGACATCCACCCTTGGCGAGTATTTCTCCGAGAGGGTGGAGACGGTTCTATGCCTGCCGTTAGATGGTATCAGCCAGTCGCGAATGCTAACGGACTGAACCAGATTGTAGAGATATTCCGACGCTTTGCTGATGAGACCACGTCGCTCCCGAGCTACACCCACGGCGAGCAGACTTCAGGTCTTAACAAGACAGCGACTGGTATGTCGATGCTTATGGGTGCGGCAAACATTGCACTGAAAAGCACAATCAAAAACATCGACGACTTCTTGATCGAGCCCATGATTGAGAGCCTGTTCCACTTCAATATGGAGTTTGGAACCAACGAGAAGTCAAAGGGTGACCTGCGAATTGTTGCGCGAGGCAGTACGTCTCTTGTTCAGAAAGAGATTCAAAGCCAGAGACTGCTTCAGTTCCTATCCATCGTTGGCGACAACGCAGGCGGAGTCGTTAAGCAGAACGACCTGTTGCGCGAGATCGCCACAAGCATGGATATAGACCCCAACAAAATAATGAAGACTGAGGAGCAGATGGCTCTTGAACAGCAGCAGCAACAACAGTTACTCCAAGCTCAAATGCAACAGGCAGCAAGCGCAGGCGGTCCTCCGCCTCAGGGCGATGCCGGAATGGGAGCTCCTGTCGGATTTAATTGAAGCCCGATTTGAGAGCGCTCAATCAGCGTTAGAAAGAGCAGACGAGACAAATTTTAGGTTCGAGCAGGGCAGGCTCTTAGAGCTTCGTTTCATGCTTGAACTTGAACAAGCGGCAAAAGCCGTTCTAGACAAAGCGCGGTCCCCTAAAAGGATAACCGCAATAGACTAACGAATATCCCAATGTGGGACTCGAAGGAAGTAAAAATGTCAAAGAGAAATGACCCAGCGCGACTGGAAGCTGAAGCAAAAGAACTGTACGAACAAATGACTAAAGGTAGGACTGAGACCCCTGAGGCAGATCAACCTCAAGAGGACACCCCAGAAGAGCCCGAAGCGTTGCAAGTAGAAGCCCCCGATCCCACGGATATGGCTGAAGTTCAAGCGGATGAGGACGCAGTAGAAGAGTCAGAACGCAGCGAGGACTCGGAACTGAAGTCGGCTTTATCGAAAGCCGAGAAAGCAATGAAAGGCGCACAGGCGAGAATGACCAAAGCGACTCAAGAAGCGGCTGACTTGAAGCGGCAAAATGCCGACCTGATCAGAAGCGTCACCGAGTTAAAAGGTCAACTTGTGGAATCTTCTAAAGATGACAGCAAGCTGGCACAGATAAGAGAGGATTACCCCGATCTTGCTGGACCACTGCTAGATGAGCTGAAGAGAACACAGGATGAAGTTGGTAAAGCCAAAGAGGCTTTAGCCGATCAGGAACAGCGTAAATATCAAGAGATTCAAGAGCAGGCGCAAGCCGAGCACTTTGAGCGAATACGAGCGGTACACCCTGATGTCGATCAATTAATTGATACGGCAGACTGGTTGAACTGGTTAGAAGACGCAGATTCTCAGACGAAGACTTGGATACAAGAGGGTTCGTCAAATGATGTGAACATGGTTCTTAGTAGGTTTAAGGCTGACATGGGACAACCAGCTCCCACGCTGCAAGAGCAGGCTCTCGAGCGGGCGAAGACGGTTGCAGAACCGAAGATGCCCAAGGCTCGAAAGTCACAAATTAAAGGCGATAAGAAATACTGGACTGTCGATGAGATCATGAGGATGCCAAACAAGACGTTTGAAAAGCATCAATC